TAGGTTCGCGGTCTGATCTCCACCAGTAATGATCGACTCGCCGTTCTCACCAAACTGCGGATTCTTCTTTTGCGCGTCTACGCCATCTTGCAGCTTCTTACGAGTGTTGTATTCGGCGTTGAGCGTGTCGATGGTCTGAAGGATCGCGCTGCGCTCGCTGGTGTATGCGGCAACCGTCGCGGCTGCTGCGGCCTTTGGATCGTTTAGATCGTGAGCCTTATCGACAGCTTCCTGCGCTGCGCTTCGTGCAGAGTCAATCTGCGCGAACGAGTTACGAACCAGGTCTTCGGTGCCTTTCGTGCCAGCCTGCCCGGTAAAGAGCGACGCGAAGATGCCGATGCGATTCTTGTCAATGATCTTGTCGAGCGCGTTGCTGACTTTCTCAAGTGAGCTGTCGAGCTTGTCTGCGGCTTCACGCGCCTGATCCAACGCCAACACTGCGCCGTTAGTTGTGGGCTTGTGCTCAAGCTTGGCAATAGTCTGATCTAGCTTGTCGTTGGTCACTGCGAGAGAATCATTCGTCTTGCGCAGTGGATCAATCACGCCGTCGAATGCAGCGCCGATTGCAGCGCCAGCGTTCTTCGCCTTGTCAATGAACTTGTCGAACGCTGATACAGCCTGATAGATGACCGCGATCAAAGCGACTGCGCCAATGACTACGAAGGCTTGCTGCAATATGGGGCCAAGACCGAGAATGCGTGTAATGAAGTTTGCAGCGGCACGATTCATGCTCAGCGTGCGGCCTTCGAGGATACCCAGGCCAGCGGCAGCGGATACATTCGCACTGACAACGCCTTGCGTGGCAGCGGCACCGGCGCGATCAGCGACAGTCTTCGCAGCAGTGGCTTCCGCAGCGCCCACAGTGGCAGCAGAGGACTCGCCCATAACAGAGCTGACAAGCGACTGAATCTCAAGCAACCGCTCTTCTGACGCCGTTAGGCTGTCGGTCGCGAACTTTTGATTTTCGAGCAACACGGTCTCTTCAAGCGTGATAACACGGCGCTCGTCAAACGTCGCTGCCCATACCGTACCCTGCGCTTCGAGCTGCGCGGTGGTCTCTGCGAGTGTTGAACCCCAAATGGCTTCCTGTGCGGTTGTCTCAGCGATGGCAGCTTGACTCAGCTCATGCGCGGCTGCGATGTTCTGGATCGACGCAGCGTACAGCACGGCTTCTTCCTGCGCGTCGGCCAACAGACCCTCGAACGCGGCGATGCCGACGTTGACGGCTTCCTGTATGCGTGCCTCTTCTTCAAGCTCAGCGGCCAGCGTAGCGGCAGCAGAGGCTTCGGCTTCTAAGCTCGCGAGTACCCTTGCGGCAACGGCAGCAAAGCCGCTCTGTGACGATGCTGCCGCGTCCGTCTTCGTCTTCAGGTTGTCGGTCTGCTGCGCCAGGACACCGGCGCTCGCACCAACACCGTTGAGAGAAGTCAAGAGCTGTCCGAGACCGGAGGAGCTAATGTTGTTCAGCATCGACTTCAGGCTGCTGATTTTGCCTTCTGCGGCTGCTGCGTTATCGCCAATAGCGATTAGCTTCGGTGCAATAGAGGCGTCTACGCCATCTTTGACAACAATATCAATCGAGTTACTGCTGTCGGCCATAGCCTACACGCCCCTAGTCTGTGAGTGTAGCGCGACTTACAAGGTTTTCACCTAAAATTATGGCTCGATCTACGAATAATTTTGCTTGTGTGCTATGTCCGTCATCAAGAGCTTGAATATAGGGCAAATTATTCGTCAAATGTATCTCTTGTCCTGGCTGCGATGATTCAATAGTTGTATTCGCCAGTGATAACGCAGGTTCTACGTTAGCTTGTCGTGTAGCTTCCGTGTCGTTAGAGTGCGTCCAAGTACGGACCTTATCCTTCTGTACCATCTTTCCCTTAGTAGCTGGTACGAATGCTTCTCTTACTTCGCTACTAGCTTCATCTAGGTTGACGATCCAGTTAGACATAGCAACACCTTCATCAACCGGCGTGGTATTTAGTAAGTCAAAGTTGATTGTGCGAGCTACGTTCTGCTTTAGTTCATTAGCGCGAACGGGGATAGATGTTGCAAGCTCGCGCATTGATTTGGCCAGCTCTCCCAACGTTCGCGCCATGACTTACTTGCTGCCTTTCTTGTAGACGATCCAAACCTTCGGCGTCTTCAGCTTCGAGCTGATTTGCTTCTCAACGTAAGCACGTTCGGCGTAGTTCATGCGGCCAAGCGTGACGCTGTAGCTGTCTTTGCTCTTGGTGTTGCGAGTGACACGCACGCGACTCATGCGGAACACCGACGTTGTGCTGGTAGGACAAAACACCGTAACAGTCTTTACGGTAGGATCGCCCACAATGACTTCGAATGCTGCTGCGATTGCTTTGCGAGTGACCATCAGTTGCCTTTCGTGGTGTCTTGTTTGTCGGCTAGATGCTTGATGTATGCGTTGTCCATCGCTGAGATGTGCGCCTGTAGCCGTTCCGCTTGGTCTTCGTCTAGCTCGTAGACTTCGATGTAACGGATGATCGAACTCCAAGGTATGTATGTGTAACCAGACCCATGACTACGATCCTTGTCCAGCTCCCAAAACGCATCGTAGTAAAGCTCCAAACCCCATCTCACTTCAGGACTCGCGATGACCTTCTGGACCTTACCTAGTCGTCTCGCTGTGTTATTGACGGCCTGCTGTACTGGACCCTTCTCGACCCAATACAGCAGTACGTCAACTAGGTTTTTGAGTCTTGGCCCATCTCCTCCGAACGGAAAAGTGACATCTTCGAAGCCTGTTCCTTGAGCGTCTGATACAACTCAGGCAGCTCTTTGAAAAGCTTGTGGGCGTTCTCATGCGTGTACGGCAGGTAGCCATTGTCGGTGTGCTCTTCCGGCGTGAAATACTCATGCACCTTCACACCGCGCCAACCAAGCAAGATGGTTGCAATGAAAATCTTGAGGGTAATCGCTTCGTCAATTGCGGGATCGAGGTTGTCGTTGCGAATCGCGTGAATATGCGGCTTCGTCTCAACTTCAACCATCTTCTGATAACGCTTGTTCGACTTCGCCATGCGAGAGATGCGAAAGAATGCTTCGTTGTCGAACGTAACTTCGATGCCTTCAACTTCGGCCTTACGATTGGTAGCGAATTGCTGGAAGAGAGACGCCATGATGACTTGATCCATTCTTTGAAGCGAGATACCGGGGGATTGCTCCCCCGGCTTTGTTGCCTTTAGACGACAGCCTTATCCTGCGTATTCGGCCATAGCTGATGCAGGGAGATACTTGAATTTGTTGTAGAGAGCGGTGTAGTTCTGCTCCCCAGGAGACGCCACTTGAGTGATGTCGGCCATGATCGGCTTGTCCTTCTCAACCTTCAGGCCATTCAGCGCCAGGGTGAGCAAGGGAAGGTCGATAACGAAACCGGCATTCTCTTTAGCGAAGATGTTCACCAGCCCTACGTCAGCGTTGCTACGAACAGCCTGCTGCGCAGCGACATCATCGAAGTAGCAGGTCAATGAACCCGATACGTCGAAGTTGCCTGTCGAACCTTCGAAGCTGCCAACAACGCCGATTGCCTTGTTTCCCTTGACGTTGTTGTTGATGGTGATCTTCGAATCGCTGGCGTATCCAAAGAGCGGAGCCTGCGTTGTGAGGTTCGGGTTGATGATGTAAAGCAGGTTTAGGAAGACATCGAGCGACGTGTTGTAAGCGTCCTCATGCTCAAGAGCAACATAGGTGCCAGGAAGCGCAGCCTGATGAAGCTGTTCGGTGTCCATCGGCACGAACGTCATATCGCAATCGAGCTTGCTGTTCGACTTCAGGTTCAAAGTGAACTCGTTCGGGATCGCGCCGTTGACGTATTCCAGGTTGTCTTCGTTGGCGACGCCTTGACCAAGGTAACGCTGCAACGTGTAAGTGGTGCGAACGATGTTCGCAGGCACCGGCTCGTTACGAATGACCGTACCGTAGTAAAGGCTGACGGAGCCTGAGAAGCCAATGCCAACCGAACCATCGCCACTACCAGACAGCGCCCATGCATCGGACCCAATCGACAGGTCGAAGATAAGCTGATTTGCGGTGATGGAGAAGATGCGGCAGTAACCGCGATTGCGGATGTTGCCCACAGTGAAGTTGAACTCAGTCTCAGCCGAATCGCTGAGATCGTCGTTCGCATCGCCAAGATAGACCCACTCACCGGGCAGCAGGCCAAGCGTGGTGAAGTCAATCGTCGCAGCCGACAGAAGGAATGGCTGTACGACCGGACCACCGTTGTAAGTCGCGCCAGGACCATAGAGCAACACGTCGCCGGTCAATGCGAAACCAACCTCTTCAAGCTTAGCGCCAGTCGGAGGATTCGCTTCACCAATCAATCCAGCTCCGACAGCGCCAGCGTCGTAAGGGGTTACGGTCGTCTGTGCCGCGTCGGTTCCGGTCGAGATGAACACGCCGTTGTTTGCAGGATTGAGGAAGCCGGAAGACTTGATGATCTTGCCGGTTGAGAACGGCTGAAGGCCAGTCGTCGCATTGAAGCCGACGTTCGCCGTAACGCTGGTGATCGGCACAGCAGGACCGTTGAGCGGCTGTGTCGAAGCCTTCTCATGCGCCTTAGCGAAGAAGAAGCCTTGCAGCAAGCGAGTGAGCGCGTCTTGAACGAAGTCGGTATTGAAACCGGCAGTAACGTCCAGGTCGGTCACAGTGCCTTTTGCACGCTGACGTGTCGCATTGATTGGTTCGCGTGGCGTGGTCTTGAGATCGCCACCGAAGTTAGAGTAGGTGTTGGGTTCCAATGGATACCACACCGGCGAACCGGGAAGCACCTGTAAGGATGCTTCTTCGGCATAAGTCAGACTACTTTTATTACTGTCGATTGTTGCTGGCATGGTTGATCCTTATTGGTATGTTTTGTAAATGCAGGTTGCTACTACGTTGACTTGGTTCTTCGTCGTGTTACCGGCTACGGGGGTTAGCTTCTGCCTCCGAAACCAAATCGCACCGGAAGTCGATCTACCGCGAAACACTGTGCGAATTGCTTCGCCAATCTGCTGAGCGATACGCAGGTTTTCGGGATTCGCCTTCGGTGAATAAACTTGAACTGCGAGTAAGCCGGTCTCTTCATACATGCTCACACCGCGAATGCTTCCTAGCGATGCTTGCTCTGCGGTAACAACTACGAAGCTTGCTTCGGCATACAGAACGTCGATGTTGGGTGGAACAACTTCGGTATCTGGAAAGTACAAAGCAGGCGTATACGTCAAGCCCACAGTAGGAGCGGCAGCGGCCATCGCTGCGTTCACCATTCCGTATAGTTCGTCCTGCGCTTCTAGGTAGGTAATGCTCACGATTTGAATACCAGATGCCAGAGAATGACCTGGCCGTTAGGTGCTACAGGACGAATCGATTCGAGCGCGAGCTTCGTGCCATCGCTGCGAACTACGGTGTCAGTGTCAGCAGGCGTGAAGTTGTACGCAGGCATGATTGCTGTGTTCTGTCCTGCCTCAACGATTGATCCTGCGAGAAGCTTCGCGAAGGCGTTGCTGCTATCGCTTGTGTAGAGAATGCGAACGTTGTTCGGCGTCGGCTCGCCTGTGGTCTTGATCCAAGGTTGAGCTGCGTTCGCAATGACAGGCGTTGCGGCCTGGTTCCACACGCACGCTTCGCCGTACTTGGTGATGAGTCGCAGTGCAGTCGCAACAGCGCGGTCGAGTACACCCATCAGACCCTCACCGTTCCGATACGAGCGCTGCCACCGCCGTATACGACATACTCGCGAAGCAATGCATCGACAGCAGGCATCGTCGGCGTGCTGAGTGTTCCAAGCTTCTCCGAGTAGGTTGTCTCGATGACATCGACCTTCTCGCGAACGACAAACTGTCCGTCTGCGCCACCAGGCGTCGTCGGTAGAAGGCTGATGCCGTTGAATTGCTCGATGACGAGCTGACACTGCGCGTTGATGACCTTTGTGGGCATCAAGTAGTCGGCAGGGTTCGAATCCCAACAGCGCGGCTTACGCGGCCAAGACAAGCCTTGCGTCAGCGTCGCTTGAGTGAAGATGTAGCACTTCGACTCAAGGTAATCACTGGCGAGGATGAGCCAGGGTTCGACAGGATCGACACCGGACTCAGGCGCAGCAGGTAACGTGATGCCGCGTAACGCTGCGTAGGCGCGAGCACCGGCAGCATCAACGTAAGCGTTCGCATCCGCTACGCCTGTTCCATCCTCGACAATGATTGTGCTTGCCATTTACTTAGCGGCTACCTTTGCTGTTGCTACGACGGGGGTTGCGGCAACCGGAGTTGCGGCTTCGGTTACTTCGGCTTCGGCTGCGGCTAGCTTCGCCTGTGCTGCGGCGAGATCGGCTGCGGCTTTGGCTTTAGCGTTGGTAACGGTTGTGGTTACAGTTGCGCTACGCGACTTCGCCAGCTCAGCCTGATATGCGGTCACGGCTGCTTTTGCGGTAGGCTTGCCGCGATACTGAGGCGGTACATAGTTGCCCATCACGCCGTCGCAAACTTCGGCAGGATCGGTTGGTTTGATGTTCTTTGCGTTGCGGAACTGCACCGGCACGCCAATCTTCGCCGCAACCTGTTGGTCTGCGAGCGATGAGTATTGTGTGTTGATGAAGAAGAGAATCTTCGGTATCGCCATGTTTGAAGCTCCTGGTGAAGATGCGGGATGCCTGCGAAGACATCCCGCTGCGAAACGGTTT